ATTCGCCTTCTTGAAGTCAGACTCAGTAAAGAAGCTTGTAGTAGACCTATTAGAAGCTTACGTTGCTAGAACTGACAATAAGCTAGATGATCAGGCTCTTAAAATTGTAAAAGAAAAACTATTTACTAATGGGTAATAACAGAACAGGTCCAGATTACCTAGATCAAGGTAATAAAAAGCCAAAGAAAAAGGAAACTATGCGGGAATGGTTAGCAAAAGAATCTCGCAGCAGAGGAGGGAATGTAGATCTTACTAAAACTCCATATCCAAAGAAATCTATATTAGGTTCTATTGGTATAGATCCAAAGACAGGAAAACCTAAGAAAAAGAAGAAAAAGTAATGGCTAAAGCCACAGAAAAACAGTTCCATGAACTTCATGGTCTTGTTACTAATGAATTTCTCACACGAATCAAAACAAAAGAAGCTACCACACAGGACTTAAAAGCTGCCTGTGATTGGTTAAAAGCCAATGATATAAGTGGTGTAGCATATGATGGTAACCCCCTAGACAAGTTAAATCGGATAATGCCAAAGGTAGACCCTGATCTTGTTAATCGGAGGTTATATGGCAAAAGAAGCTAGATATGCCAACGGTGGGAAGAAAACCACCGCTAAACGATGGATGCAAACGGAGAAAGCTAAAAGAATCAGACGGAATGCTGATAACTTAAGAAACTCTTTAAAACGTAAAGGCATCAAACAACCTCCTGGTACAGAAGCAGGTCATAACGTGAATGGCTCTGGTAAAAATGGCTGGGAACCGATAGCTGAGAACCGAGCTGTCGAAAAGAAAAACAAACGTAAATTACGCATTACTTAAAATCATGGGACAAGGTAACAAAACAAGACCAAAGCTTAAAACTACAGCACAAAAAAGACGAGAAAAAGATGCGGCTGCAGCTAGTAAGAAACCTGCAGTTAAGAAGCCAGCTGTTAAAAAGCCAGCTGTTAAAAAGCCTGCAGTTAAGAAGCCAGCTGTTAAAAAGCCAGCTGTTAAAAAGCCTGCAGTTAAGAAGCCTGCAGTTAAGAAGCCAGCTGTTAAAAAGCCTGCAGTTAAGAAGCCAGCTGTTAAAAAGCCAGCAGTTAAGAAGCCTCCTACTACTGCAAAGGAAAGACTTGATGCAAAGCAAAAGGCTCTTGATGATGCAAGAAAGCCTAAAGTAAAGAAGCCAGCAGTTAAGAAGCCTGAAGTTAAGAAGCCTGAAGTTAAGAAGCCTCCAGTTAAGAAGCCTTCTACCAAAGGTAAAGGTCCAGTAAAAGATGCTGGAACTTATGAGAAAACAGTTAAAGAAAGTGCAGCAAAAAGAAAAGCTGCAGAAAAAGAAGCTGCTGCTAAGAAAACAGCTGCAGACAAAGCAGCATGGTTGAAGAAAACTCGCAATAGTCCAGCTGCTAAATCAGGAGCATTTACAGATGATCAACGGTGGGCGCAACAACAAAAGCATCGTAAATTTAAAGAATCCAGAGGTTCATCTAAAGAAGCACGTATGAAAAGACGTGATGAAAGGCTTAAAAAGAAAACAAGTAGTGCACTTAAAATCAATAAAAGATAATGGGAAAAGCAGCAATAGTCAGTAAACCATTACAACATGTTGCTAAAAAACTTGCTAAGCATACACCATTAGACGAAGTTGCTCAAAGAATAGCCCCTGATTTATATCATTTAATTACAGGGGAGCAAGTTTTAGGTAATATGAAAGCCCGATCTAAGGCTCATCCTGGTGCTTTTTCTAATGATTTTCAAGGGGCTTTACAGACTGGTAAATTGAAAGAGTATGTAGATGGTTTACCTGATCACACTAAAGAGAATTTAACAGGCTATTATAAAGGTCTTGATCCTGATAACCAAGCAGATTTCACCGATGTTATTGGTAGAGCAGCTAATGAAGAACCAGAAGCTCTTCATGCTATACATATGGCAGATAAAACTCTAACACTAGAGAAAACTTATCAAGCCAATAATAAAAAATTCAATAATATATCTCAACAACCTACAGAAACAGCAGTAGCTCCAGAAGCTCCAGCTCCTAAAGAAAAACAAATTCGTCAAGAATCGACTGAACGCTTTGATAGGCTAAATGAAATTGTTCAAGGTGAAGAGAAATGGGCTGAATTAAGACAACAAGGTAGAGAAGATAAAGGTTTAAAAGAAGATTTAATTGACGGTCAAGGGCAAAATGTACATACTGCACAAAGGACTCAAGGTTTAGCTCCACATCATCTAAGTGAAAAAGCTTTTGATGAGAAAGCTATTAGGAATTGGCCAGAAGCAGAACAGATTCAATACATTAGAGATATGAATAGTATTGATGTATTCCCTGGCAATCATCCTAGAAATTGGATTGGTTTGTTCCATGATAATACTCTTGGACTTTTAAATCAAAAGAAATTAGCAGTCACAAGATTATGGAAAGAAGCTGGATTAGAAGTTCCAGCAAAGAATCCTAAACAATGGAAACGAAAACTTGATGATTGGTTTAAGAAAGATGCACATGGACCAGATGCAGGTACTGAAGAATTTCCAATGCTTGGTAAGGAAGAACTTACAAGTAAAAATAAGGAAATAAGTGACGCAGCCCATGACGAATTAATGGCTGGTTCGATTAAACGGGATTGGTCTGAAATACTTCCTCCTGGGAAAACTATTCAAGATATAGAAGCAATTCCTCCTATTATAAGTCGAGATCATCAAGAATTTGTACATGGTATTGTCAATAGATTACCTTCTACAAAACGTATAAAAGAATTAGAAGCTTCTGGTGAATGGGATACAATTCCTTATATTGATCGGATAACAATGCTAATGAGAAATGCTGTTGAAAAGCAGAATGTAGCATTTAACGTAGCTATGATGAGGATTAATCAAATCCGTAAAGCTATGGGTAAACCTAACGCTAGTTGGGATGATATCGTGGCTTGGATGGCTCAAGATCCTATAAGAGCTGCTAATATCGGTTGGCATGAGCAAGTAGCTAGAGGAGGTGATCTCTATAATCAATTAAACACAACACCAACTGCAATCATCGAACCTTTAAGTAAAAAGGATTTACAGTTAGTTGGTAATGTATTTGGTATGTCAGAAGTGCCTGATACTACTGCAAAATTCCAACAATGGCTTAAAGCTAATAGATAACCATGGCAAGACCAACAACTAAAAAAGCAAGAGAGCGTAAAAGAGAAACTAAGAAGAAGACGAAATCAAACAGGGAAAAGCTTCAAGCTGCAATCCCTGGTGTTATGTATAAAGGCTCAGGTAAAGATCCTGCAGTCCGAGAACTCCTAAAGAAACTTAAGAAAGGTGGTGCAGATTCCCTAGATTCTAGTGGAATGGGTACCCGTTGGAAAGTATGACAGATGCCGTAACCGCCCTGAAAGATGATTTTAAACTCTTCCTACAAGCTTTGTGGGAGGAGTTAGATCTTCCATCTCCAACAAGAGCACAGTATTCTATCGCTGACTATCTTCAACATGGACCAAAACGATTACAGATCCAAGCCTTTCGAGGTGTTGGTAAATCTTGGATTACTGGTGCTTTTGTCTTATGGACACTCTTT